TGCTTTAGTAGGTTTAATAGCTTATTTCAAAACCTCACAGGAGGCAGCGGACAGGTTTGCAAAAGTATTTGGTGGATTAAATCAAGTATTTAATTTCTTTATTAAAAGTGTTGCGTTTATTGGTGAAAATTTAGTAAAAGCTTTTGACAACCCTAAACAAGCAATTATTAATTTAGGAGAGAGTATAAAAGCAAATTTAATCAATAGATTTGTAGCTTTGAAAGAGATACTTGTTTCTATAACCACAGGAGATTTTAGTAAGTTGTCAGATTCTATTGTAAAAGCAAGCACAGGTATAGATGGCTTAGTTACTAAAACTGAAGCGTTTGCAAAGGCTACTAAAGAAGCTTATTTGATTGGAGAACAAATAGCTAAACAAAAGATAAAGATTGAGCTATTAGAAATCAATAACAACAAGTTATCAAAAGAAAGTTTAAGAGACAGAGAGCGTTTAAGAAATATACAGGATAACGAATTTAAAACTACTACTCAAAAATTAAATGCTGCAAAAGAAATTATTAAGCTTGCTGATAGTGAATTAAAACGTCAAGAGGAATTATACAAAGTTAAGATAGAAACAGCTAAATTAGAATCAAAGGCTAATGGTAATAAAAGAGAAGATTTAAAAGCTATTTCTGAATTAGAAGCTGAGTTAGCTGAAAAACAAGAAGAAAATGCAGGAGTTCGTAGTGAACAGGTGGCGTTTGAATCAGCTTTAAGAAAATCTGTCATAGAAGAAAGTTTAGCTTTAGAAAAGCAATCAAGAGACATAAGAGCGGCTTTAATAGAAGATGAATATACTAAATTGAAAGTTATTGCTGAAAACGCAAAGAAAGATGCTGAAATTGAGGTTAAAAAATCTATCGCTACTGAAGAAAGCAAAAGAGATGCTCGATTAGCTATTAATCAACAATATCAAAAGAGTTTAAAAGATATAGAAGAAATGGCTCAAAATGAAAGAAGTAATTTTGAAAAAGCTATGAGGGATAGACAGATAACTGAGTTGGATAACGAATTAGAAAGAAATATTAGAAATATTCAGGCTAAATTAGAAGATGATAAAGTAGCTGCTGAAAAAACAATAAAAGATAAACAAGTTTTATTGGAAACTATTTCTTTACTTGAAAGTAATGCACAAGAAGATATAACTAATTTAACTTTAAAAGCTGAAAAAGAAAAAGCTGAGAAAATAGCTGTTTTACAAAAAGAATTATTGAACACTCGAAGTCAGATTTTAATAGAGAATTTAGAATATAACAATGGTTTGATTTTAAAAGCAACCGAACTTACTGAAAAGGAAAGATTTGATTTAATAAAAGCTAATGAGGAAGCAATCTTTAATGAAAGAACCCGTTTAGCAAAAGAAAATCAACAATCAGAATTGGACAACCTGAATAAGCTTTATGAAAGTAAATTGATTTCTACTGAAGAATATAATTTGAAATCACAAATACTTTTAGAGAAAGGGAATCAAGAATTAAGCAAAATTCAAAAAGAATATGATGAAAAAAGTATTACTCAATCAAAAGAAACATCTCAACAAATAATTGATAATCAAGTTAATCAACTTGATTCTTTAAAAGGTTTATTTACTAATTTGACTAATTTATCAAATGCTCTTTTTGAAGCACAGACTTCCGTTTTTAGAAGTAATATAGCTTCTATTGATGAAGAGTTAGAAAGTATAAGAGAAAAGAAATCACTTTTAGATGAAGAACTTAATGCTATTGATGAAAGATATAAAGTATCACAAGAGAATATAAGTTCTTTAGAAGAAGATTTAGCAAAATCAACAGGTGGTCTATCTTTTGAAATACAGGCTCAATTAGATAAAGAAAGAGAAAAACAAGACAATTTATCTAAATCACGCAAAGACGCTGTAAAAGAAATTAATAGATTAAAAGCTGCTGAAAAATTGGCTACTGAGGAGAAAGTAAAACAAGGTAAAAAGATTGAAGAGGCACAAAAGAAACAAGCTTTAGTTGCTAATTTATTAACTTTAGCTCAAACAGGGTTAGCTATTGCTTCTATTGCTGCTTCTTCAGCCAAACAGGATTTTACTTTTGGTATAGCCACAGTAGCTTCTATTGTAGCTGTTGGTGCTGCTTTAATCACTAACATATTCGCTACAAAGGCTTCATTAGAAGGTTTCGCAGAAGGCGGTTTAGTGCCTTTGTCAGGGCAAAAAATAAACCCTTCTGATGGTATTCAAAGTAATTTTAGCAATGGTGATAATATGATAGCTTCAGTAAAAACAGGTGAAGTTATATTAAATGAAAGACAACAACAATTATTAGGTGGTGAGGCTACTTTCAGTAAATTAGGTTTAAAAGGTTTTGCAGATGGTGGACTTGTAACAACTAAAAATACTTCTTCTTCTTCTTCTATTCCTTCTGTAAACAATATTGAAACAGTTGAGGTAGATACAAATTCAAACATTTTAGCACTAATTCAAAATCAAAACACAACCATTTTAGCACTTGCTTCAAGACCTATTTATACAAGTTTGATAGACATTGATTCAGCTACTGAAACTTTTAAAACCCAACAAAGTAGGATAACTGTTATTTAATAATTATTATTCTCTTTTACTTTTAGTTTTATATCTATATATTTAAAAAATAAAAAATCGTATGGCTTTTAATTTAACAACAATACCAATAAACAATGACACTACTGTTGGAGAAGCTTTCACAATAGTGAGGGACAACCTTGACCAACAAATTCAAAATGTTGAACTAATAGGTTCTGATTTAACTTTCACCACACACGATGGGACTGATTTAGAAGTTAGTTTAACTTCTTTAGCGGCAGGTGATTTAGATGCTACTTTAGAAAGAGGAAACACTACTGATAATGATATAATCATGCTAAACGCTGTTAATGAGTTAAAATTGGCAAAAGAGGTTATATTAATAAAAGATTTAATTGGTGAAAGAAAAACATCTATTGACGGAAGAGGGATCAAATTCTTTAATTTTCAAGATGATTTTATCAGTTTATCTTCAGGAGGTTATGCTCCTATTGGTGGATGTGAGGTTCTTTTACCAACAAGAACAGGTACTTTAGCCTTAATAGAAGATGTGAACGCATTGACGTTAGATAGTGTAACCACAGCAGGGAATACAACTATTAACAGAATAATTGTTGGTCAGATATTTATAAATCAACAGGTTGCGGATGAGCCACCTTTTTTAATAAGTATGTTGGACACAAATTCAAGACCAATTATATATATCAGTGATGTCTCAAACTCCAACTCTCTCACACTTTCTTCTGAATTATTGAGTTCAGGACGAGTGCAAAATTTCCAAGATAAAACAGGAACAATAGCTTTATTAGAAGATATTGATTTTACTTTTGAAAATGGTATAACTTTTGAAAACCCTGTTGTGAAATTAGGAGGAGATATAACTGAGAATACTACTTTTAATGCTTTTGGAGCATTTGATGTGAATTTCTTTTTATATGCTAATAGTGTTTTTGAAGTGGGAGTAACAAACCCTAATACTGACAATGTTCTTCAATTAAGATTAGGCTTTGATACTGTCAAGCTTGGTGTAGAGACTATTTCAGGGTTTGTTCAAACACTTCTTGATAACGGTACTGTAAGTCTTAAATCGGCTTCCTTTAACAATTCTGCAAGTGCTGAAATACTTGTAGGACAAACTTATGTAACTGAGAATTATTCTGATACTCTTGGAGAATTTATTGGTTCTTGGTTTAAAAACTCTTCTGAAACAACCATGAGTGTTAAAAATAACACAGAGACAAAAGAAATGCGTATTGATGTTAGCCTTATCACAGACGATTACAAACTATCAAATAGGGACGAAAATGGCACTGCTTTTTTAGAATTAAAACCTTTAAATAGTAATATAACTTCAGATGGTGCAATAGCTTTAAAAAATGCTGACAATAGTAGATCAATAGAATTATCAGATACAAATGGTATATTACTTAAAAATAATAAATCAAATCAGAAAATAAGGTTAGAAGGTGGTAATGGTTCTGATATAGAAATATATTCAAATGACATTGTTTTTTTACAAAACTTGAACGCAAATGTAACTTTAAATAGTTCAGGTTTATTGTTGAGTAGTACAGTTAAATCAACAGTATCTTCTAATACTACAAAAATAGATACAACTCCTACCGAAATTGTTGTATTTTCAGGTAGTGCAGGATTCAATGGTGTAAAATACTTTGCTGATTATAGTGCTGATTATACAAATAGAAGCTTAGTAGATAAAGGTTTTATAGATACTCAATTAACTTCTTATCAAACTTTAGCACAGAAAGGTGTTGTAAATGGATACGCCTCTCTTGGAGCAGATGGAAAACACGTAGCTTCAGAAATACCTGTTAGAGCTTATGGTGGTTTTACTTGGACAGGAGTTCTTTTCAATCAGAGCATTACCACGGCAAACGTTTTTGAAAAGGCAGGACAAGCCTCAGTGGTTATGGGTTCATTGAATTTATTTACTCACAGTACAGGAAGATTGACTTATACAGGTTCTGTTACAAAACAATTTAAAATACAAGGTTCTTGTAATATTACCTGCACTTCTACTTCTCAAACTATTTCGATCAGGATAGCTATAAACGGCACTACTTTAATAGGAAGTGAAAACATAACAGTTGTTTCTGCAACAGGAAGATGGGAAGGATTGACACCACAGATAATAACCAATTTATCTACTAATGATTTCATTGAGATATACGTAACTAATAGCTCGAACGGTGGTGCAGTTAATCAGAGGACTATGAATTTAATAATTGAGCAAATAGATTAATTTACAATTAGATTAATTTACAATTAGGTTAAAACGAAACAAAAAGAAAGAAAGAAGGGAATCTGAAAAATGGTTTCCTTTTTTTTATTTATTACTATATAAAATAAAATACTTTAATTATGAATAAAGATAAGATACAAGGTAGAAATGTGCAAATTAATAACAGTTTAGTAGAGAAACTTAACGTTTACACAGCAAAACCACAAATAAATATAAAATCTTCTAACTTCTACATTTGGGGTTCGGACAACTTATACTCGCAAAAATTACTTGATTTGTTGGACTATTCCCCTATACATTCAGCTTGTATAAAGACAATAAAAACAGGTATCATAGGACAAGGATTTAAAGTAGATAACGAAAAGAATTTTAAACTATTTGAGAAATATAACACTCTTACTTTAAAAACTTTAATAACAAGATTTGCTTCTGATTGGGCTTTAAGTAATTCAATAGGTGCTAAGCTTATAAAAACAAAGGACGAAAAGAACTTTTTAATTGAGCATAGTTCTTCTTTAAATATGAGAGTTTCAACAGATATTTCTTTTGAAAACATGATACCTTTATATTATGGTGTTAGTAGAGATTGGGCGAGAAAGAATCAAGCTGAAAATAAAGTAATAGTTTTACCTTCTTTTGATAGTAATAGAGGAGAAGAGGAAGTAGATTATGATGCTTACTTTTATAGATTTGTTGAATATAGTGCTGATGCGAGTTTTTACCCTACACCAAACTATCAGGCAGGAGTACCCGCTATTATAATTCAAAAACAAAGCAATGAGTTTAACTCATGGAATATGACAAACAAATGGTCGCCTACTACTATTATAACAGTTGCAGGTATAATGGACGATATTGATAGTCAAAACACCATAGTAAACAACTTAGAAGCCCAATATAAAGGTGAAAAAAGCTCAGGTAGTACAATATTTTTATTTCCTGATAGTTTAGAAACAGCTCCAAAGATTGATGTTATAACACCTACTTTGACAGAAGGTCAGTTTTTAAACCTTATGACAGAAGCAACACAACAAATACTTTCAGCTCATCAAATTACTTCAGGAGAGATAGTTGGTTTACCAACAGGTGGAAGTACCTTAGGGGGAGACGTAAATAAAATTAAAGTAGCTTTTGAAATGTTTGATAATCAAGTCATAGCTCCTCAAAGAGAAATAATTAAAGAACAATTAAATTATCTTTTATTAGAAGGAGGATGGGATTTTCAAATACTTGAAATTACACCTAACTCTTTTAAATTGACAAATTCAACTGTCTAATAAACAACATTTTAAATAAAAAAAGTATGCTTTATACAACAACAGATATAAAAACAAATACATTAATACCTTCAACGATTGAGGATAGATTCCTTCTTTCTACTTTTGAAATAGTAGAGAGGTCTCATATCTTGAATGTATTGGGGTCTGAGCTTCTTTCTGAGCTTACTTCTCAGTTTAAGACTAATACTATATCACCAAGCAACCAAGTCCTCTTAGACGAGCTTAGAACGCTTTACATAGTAGCCACAGTTTATCAAGGATTAACCTTTTGGAACAATAGAGTTTTTAAGACAGGAGTAGGAAAACAAAACAGTGCTTTTGTAGAAAATTTAAGTAAAGAAGAGGAGATTAATCATTCAGCTAATATGCTTCAAAGTGTTCAAACTTTAGAATCCTCTATGCAAAAATGGTTAAATGAAAATAGTATTAATTACCCTTTATATAAAACAAAAGAAAGAGGTAACACAGTTCGCAAAACAGGAGGGTTTTATTTAATTGATACAAAATGTTTGGATTAAGTTTAGAAATAGTATTATCCGTTTTAGGTTATGGTTTTAGCCTTTTCGGTGTTTATTTAGAGATAGTTAGAAGAATTGACAGGGTCACTCATAAAAAAGAGTTATTACATGACAAAGTTACAGTTTTAGTAGATAGATTGATAAGACATGAAAATGATACAAAAGAATCTTTAAAAACTCTTCATACAAATTTTAATGATTTAAGTAAAAGTTTAAATGATCTATTATTGAAATTTGCTGTATTACAGGAGACATTAAAACATACTAAATAATGGACGAATATAAAGATATGTCAAAGGAAGAGTTTAAGGCTCGTATGTTAAAAAGTAAAGAAGCCTTAGAAGAAGGTTATGTTGAAAAGAGTTTATTCCATTATTTACTTATTGGTTTTAAAAGACTTGGAGCTATGATAGCTTTAAACACTTACATATTGGTCAGTAAAGAACCAAGTCTTATCTTATTTTGGTCTTTATTACCTTTAGCTTTTATACTTTTAGTAAGAGACGGAGGAGAGAAGAAAAGTGAAAGAGAAACAGAAAGGGATAAGAAAGTAGATGAATTAAACAAAATTTTAGACAATCAAGAAAAAGAAAAGGACAAAAAAAATAAATCAAATGGTAAATAAAATACAACCTTACGACTTCCATTTAAAAGGGAGTGCAGATGAAAATACATACGCTGTTGTTTTAGGAGAACCTAATCAAGGTAGCAAATCTGTTTTAATATTTAGTGCTTTTAATAATTTAGGAGGTGCTAACATGAACAATGTAACTTTGACCATTAATGGACTACCTATCTTTTTTACTTTAGAACCTACACAAGACCAATTAGGTAATGCAGGTTCTTTTGATAACGATAGTTGGTTAGAAAGAGTAGGGTTGCAATTATTTGCAGGTTCAGGAAACACTTTTGCAAAAAGGAAAAGATATTGGTTAGATGTCTTAGTTGATTATTTGACACAAACTCCTATTGGTCTTGACTATAACATCTCAATAGATTATAAATATACTGATTCAATAAGAATTGAAAGTAGAAGAAACAGTGCTAATCTAAATTTGACTTATTCGACTAATGGTGATTCTACAAACTTTTTTCTTTTAAAAGAAAACATAGCAGGTTTTAATGATTTCTCTCTTCAAGAAGACGAAAACGCTTACATAGGATGTGAAGTTTGGACTGATGATATAAGGAGTAAACCATTTAATTCTTATGCTTTAGAATACGCTTTTAACGGCACAACTTCTGAAACTCAAAGAAGATTTAATAGTAGATTATTTATTGATTTACAAAAATCTTTAACACAAGACTTTAAATATTATTTTGATTTGAAAGGTATTTTTGAAGGAACTATAAGAACTTCTATACCTGTTTTTAATATTGAATCAAACGAAGACGATATTGATACTAACACAAAAGAGTTTAGGGTTATTCAAGACAGATCAGCTATAACCAATTATACAATAAGACCTTATGTTATACAAAATATTTCATCAAATGGAATAAAAACTAAAAGAAAAACTTATTTATATCCGAGCATAGAACAAGGTAGAGATTTCAATGGTGATTTAATAACCGTAACTCCTGATTACAAATACTTTTTATTAAACACTTTAAAAGAAACAAATCTTTATCCTTATTGGAGACAGTTTTATTTTAAAAACAATGAACCTTTTATACAAGAACCAATAAGAAGTAAAGCTGTAATAACTTTCACTTATCCTATAATACCTGAGACTACTTCTTTTGAATTTACTACAACCAATACAGGTTTTCATAAAATAGACAATACAGCTCCTTACGTAGGTGTTTTTGAAGATGTAACTGATTTGTTAGAAAGGATTACTAAACTATGTGCGGACATAACTGCTGACTCAGGTGGTTATTTACAAGCCAATGTGATAGCTTCAAGAGGTTACTCAGAAGTAGATATTGAAATATATGAAACACAATTAGATGATACCTATATAACCGATGTTGTTTGTACCAATTCAGCAGCTTTAGTTTCAGTTAATCCTTATTCTATTAAAGGTTTAGTTAAAAACCAAGATGGTATTGAATACGATTGGGTTGATAAAGAAGGAGGAGTTTTATTTCTTTCTAAAAAACCAAGACAATCTTTTTTACAAGTTAGATCAGATAAAAACCATTTTTACAAAAATGACCAAGATGGGACTTATCATTCTTACACTACACTTTCTATTTTAATGAAGAATTTAACAAGTGAGATAAGTTTTTTTTCTTATTATAAATTAAAAGTTGTAGCAACAAAACTTGACAATTCAAAAGTAGAACGTTATCTTGGTTTAGTAGATACCTCAGATTCTTTAAAAGACTCTTTAGTTTTTACTTACCCTGAAGCATTTGACGAGGTAGCTTTATTTCCTTTATTAGATAATAAAAACGGTTTATATCATTTTACTACTTACTATAAGCATTATTTTCCAAACTTAGGAACTGATATAAAAGAAATATCTTTTCAAATGATAGTAGAAATAATAAGAGATTTGACTACATACTCCGCTCCTTATTCAGAAGTATTGACTTATAAAGTTGTAGCTCCTAATATTGTAAATACTAAAGTTATAAGATTTTTAAACTCAATTGGTGGATGGGATGAAGTATTATGTGATAGAACAATCAAAGTAGAGATAGATTCAAATGTTTCTTTATTCAGATCAAGTTCCCCTGTATATAAAAACACTTTAGAAAGTTATGCTGTAAAACCTATCAATGAGAATTTGAATGGTGAATTAACTGTTGGTGAAATAAATACTAACGAGACATTTACTTGTAGAATTGTTGTTAATGATAGAGAGGAATGGGTTTATTTAAAAGAATTATTAACAAGTCCGACAGTTTTAGAACAAAACTCTTTAAATGAATACAGATATGTTTCAATAATCAAATCAAATTGGATTGATAGTGTTGAAGAATCAAATCAGATATTTGAGTTCAGTTATAAATACCTACAAACAAACTCGGTAAAAGTAAACGTTTAATACTTTGATCAGTATAAGATTAAAAAGGCTAATTAAAAATACTTTATAAAATATGTTTTTTAAGAGGGGAAAAAAGTTAAACCAAAATCTTAATTTTAATAAAAAGGTAACTTTTTTTTCTAAGAGCCGTTATAAAAAGTATAAAAAAGTTACCAAATAATGTTACTTTTAACAATTAAATATAGGACATAAAAACACTTTTATCTTTTTACTCTCTTGGAGTATATTTTTTAAGAGGTGGTTTAAAAAAAACAATATCACCAATGTAAAATAAACAACTTAACATTTTATTTAATGTTTTATTTAATCAAATTAATATAATAAAAGTGTAACTTTTTTTAATTTAAGGATATAAGGAAAAATAAATTTTAAAAAGAGTTACAAAAAGATTACAAATTACCTAATCAAAGATTAAACAAAGATTTACAATTATTAACTATAATATTTAAAAATAATTAAAATAAAGTATTGTTCTATAAAATTAATGTATTATATTTGTACATCAAAAAAGAAAAGTAGACTATATAAAGGTAATAGACAAATAAACAGTGATTCTTAGACTACAATAAAAACTTTGGTAACGGTTTTAAAGAGGAAGTAATTAATCCTCTTTTTTTAGATTAAAAAGGTAGCTTTTTTTTTAAAAACCCGTTATAAAAGACATAAAAAAGCTACCAAATAAAAAGCTACTTTAAAAAATTAAACTTTAAAAACAGTTACCTTAACAAACATAACATGGAAAATTTATTAAACAAAAAACCTCTTAAAGCAGGTAAGTATCTAACAGAAATACCAACAAATGCTCGTATTGCTAAAAAATATACAGGTATTGGTGGAAGCACAGCAGAAATTACTGCAAAGAGAAATAGTGTAATATTAATGCCTTCATTACCCGCAGTGATCTCAAAAGGTTCAGAAAAGTCAAGTCTTTACAACGTAGATGATATTCATTCAGTTTATGGTGGTAAAAATGATATTGATGATATAATAGCTTATATAAACTCAGAAGTAGAGTTTAAAAAGATTGTTATGACTATGAGCAGAAAAAGTATTAATGTTTTAATCGAATTAACAAAAATATTTCCTGAGCTTTTTAATTACAATTTATTATTTGACGAAATTGACAGCGTTCCTGAAGATGCAACATGGAGATCAGATTTAGCTTTATGTTATGATTTAATTTCTATTTGGAAATTTGGTATTAAGACCAATATAGAAGAAGCAAAGAAAAAGAAATTATGGTTGAATCAGGTTGGCTCAATATCAGTTATCTCAGCAACAGGTATGAACAATCTTCATTTACCCTCTATTAAAAATTTACAACTTTATGAAGTTGAAACCCAAGCAGATAGACTTAATTTCCCTGTAACCATTATTGAAACAGAAAGTGATGTTGAAGGAACAGCAGCTAAATACATAGCTAAATCAGATTCAGAAAAAACTTTTATATTCTACAATAACGTAGAAGGTTCTTTAAGATTAATAAATCACTTAGAGGAAAACAATAGCAAAATATATTGTGGTGACTCTTCAAAACATAAAGCAGGTATTTTTAGCAGTGATAACATAAACAACTTTGGTAAATATAACTTTTCAACTAAAGCTTATTTCAGAGCAGTAGACTTCAATGCTTCAGGAGAAGTATTTATTATTTCAGATACTGATAGTCTTCACGCTCAATTGACAATCGAAGATATTATTCAATGTGCAGGTAGACTTAGACAAAACATTATTAAAATTACTATTATTATGAACACAAAAACAAACACTCACAAACTAAAAGATGTTTCTACTGAAACTTTATTAGAAATGTTTAAAGACTATGCGAACCAAGAACTTGGAGCTATAAAAACACTTGATTTATTGGGTGAACTCACAGAAAAGAAAATCAATGATTGTGAGGCTGTAAGAAGAAATATAAATGGAGAATTTGTTATAAATTATGGTTGGATTGAAAACAAAGTTAAAACAATCAAACAAGATAATCTTTTACATTCTGATACAAAACTTATGAGTGAAGCATTAAACAATTACGGTTTTAAATCAACAGTAGTTAAAGAAGATTCAACAGTTGAAAAACTAAAAAGAGTTGAAAAAACAGATTGGAATGTTAGATTAGAAAAAATGTGCAAACTATTTGAAAAAGAAGGTCAAGAAGAATATAATTTTATGATTAGAAGTTTGGATAACGATAATACACTTATTTGGAAAGGTTTAAAACATTTAGGTGTTGAAGTTACTATGAATACAACTTCTAAATCAGAACTTGTCGCTCTTGTTGAAGAGAAAGAAACAGAAAAATGTAAATCATCAATTGGTATCGCTCTTTCAAAAAGATTCTCTAAAGGTGGTGAGTTAGAATCAAAGAAAGCAAAGGTTATACTTCAAGAATTGTATGACACGTTTGGTTTTAAATCGACAGCAAAAGCAACAAGTTTTAATCTTTACTTTAATGAATCTAAAACTTTTGACAAAAAAGTAAATGGGGCAGTGGTTAAATTTACAAAATTCTCTTTACCAAAATATTCAGTATCAGTTCAGTAAAAATAAAAAACTAATCATTAATACTTCAATTAAGTTATTAAATTAAAATCAAAATGGGATCAATATCAAAAAACATTAAAAATGAAATAGTTATAGAGGAGAGAAAATCTTTAGAAGACGTTATTAGTATTTGGGAAACGGTTAAGAATACAGACAAAAGAAGTGGTTTTGTTTTTACTGTTGAAAATAAACATTTTATCTCTTGTACTAAGTTTGATAAAACAACAGAGACTTACACTATTGATGAAGATAATTTTCAGAAGTGGGGAGAAAGAACGGTAGAAAAATTAAGCAAAATATAAACTTTTAAATACTTACTTCAATTAAGTTTATTTTATCTATTTACAAAAATTAACAAATAATATTAGATTAAACCAATTTTATATATTATATTTAGTAACATAAAAACAATAACATAATGGATAAAGAATTAACTTTAGAAGATTTAACAGGGGAAAAATACAAAACAGGAGGAGAGTTAAACAAGATAGCTGAGAAATATAATTCAGTATCACCAAAAAGCACAGTACCTATTATAAAACTTTATGATTATCATAATCCTAAATCATATAAGGAATGTGTCGATTTAATCTCCTCACACACCGAAAAAGGAAGTGATAGTGATTGTCCATGTGGTTGCAGATCAAAAGGTTCTTTAAAAGATTTCGCAATGAAATTGTGGGAAAAAGTACAAAAAGAACAAGAAGTGAAATCTGCAGCTACTACTAATTCTAAATTATTTTCTTTTAGTTTTCAAGATTGTATGGATTTTATAATTGGTTTATTTGTTAAAAACTCTCTTATAGGATTGTCAATGGAACAAAAACTTATTGATAAACTTAATAAAAATGATAAAGGTAAAACATTTGTTAGAGCAGATGCCAATCTTGATGGTAAGTATAGTGTGGATATATTGATGTATGAGAATGGTGAATTGAAAAAAGGTGTTCAGGTTAAACCTACAAGTTATGATAGAACTCCTAATGAAATAAAAATCAGAAATGAAAAAAACAATACAGCTTTTAAAGAAGACTTCAAATTGGATCACGATGTAACTTATGTTTATTATGATTTCAAAACGTTAAAATTTACAAATCCAAAATACAACTAATTATGACAAACATTGATTTATTATTTAGACTTGGTCTATTTCTTTCAGTAGTAGGATTCCATTTAATCACTCGTAACGCTTTAGAATATTTATCTGATAAGATTAGTTTTTTTTATTACGTTTGGAAAGTATTTAGATGTTTAAAATGTTTAAATGTTCAAACACAAGCTTATTTTACTTTGTATCTTGCTTATATTGGTGTAGCAGTATTCAATCTTTGGTACTTTATTTCATTGTTTGTTATACTTGTAACAGCGGCTTATGTGTCAGAAAATATTAGTAAATTCTTTCAAGGTAGAGCTTTAGATGAGATTGATGAAATGATGAAAGAACAGGAGGATAAAATAGAAGGGATGGTGGATGTTACATACAGACCGAAAGTAAAAAGAAATACTGTTAAAAGTAAAATCGTTAAAAAGAACTAATGACTTCAAAAGAATATATTGACTTTATTTGGAAACAAAAGACGGTGTGGACTTCCCATACCGTTTCCAAATTTAGAAAGAGTGGTGGATTTTCAGTAGAGTTGGTTGAGGAAGCTGTTTTAGACACTATAATCTATTTTATTAAAAGTATTGAAAGATACGAATTAAATAGTGAAGAGGAGAAACTTAAAAGATTTGAAATATTTACTGAACATGATTTTAATAATTATTTTTATAAATCAATAGCCAATAAAACCAAGACTTATTTAATAAAAAGTTACGCAGGTCAGAATACCATGTTTGGAGAGGATTCCTTTGATTTAGATGTTTTTGAATTTATGCGAGATATTGAGAAAGAAGAAGCAGAAGAGAAGAAAAAAGATAATGCTTTACTTTTAATCAAAGAAACACTATATAATTTTAAACAAGAAAGATTGATAACTGAAAATGACATAGAGATTTTTTGGAAATGTAATGAAGCAAATGGTAAAACTAAAAAGGAAAAAGAAGGAAATAAAGATTATATTTGCACTAAGGAAGAAAAAGTTGTTTATAGGAATATTGTCAAACTGTTAAAGTTAAAATTGAATTAATCATGGAAGATAAAAATAAAAAAATAAAAAAAGTAAAATCAAAGATTATTGAAAGTAAAGAAGAAGGTATTACAACCTCTCTACCGTCCTCTACAAACGATTTAAAAGACATAGGTGATACAAACACACCAACACTAAATGAAAGCCTTAAAGAAAGCATTGTAGAGCCAATTGTTGAAACTATTAAGGAAGATAGCGAATATTCTAAACTGTTAAAAAACTTATCTTTGGTTATTGATTTTAGAAATCAGAAACTATTAGATTTTGCAGGTTTTTGGAATCTTTACAGAAAGACTTTTGGTGGTAATAGAAGAAACACTACTTGTAGCTCTTGTATAGCTTCAGCGGCTTATAGATTTGTTGAAAAATTGAAATCATTAAAATAACAAAGATGTCAAATAAAGATAATAAAAAAGTATATCAAAGAGTTAAGACTTCAGTCGATCCTACAAAACTAAGAACTAATACTGTTTTTGAACATATAAAATATAAGGTAGGTGAAGAATTTAGAGATGCTTATTTAGATCCTACAAATCTATCAGTTGAAGAAACATTATCAATAAAAGATAGTATTATAGAGCAACTTGATAAGATAAAAGAGGAAATAGAAAATTATATTGAATATCCTGATGAGAAAGAGGTAATGCGGTTGGTTTATGAGTATTTAGGTAATTATACTATTGAAAAGAAAGTCTTTAAAAACTATGATTACGAGAATTTAAAAAAGTTTATTGAAGAACCTGAAAAGTTTGATATATCTGATAGATATTTAGAAGTTTGTGTTTTTTACACTTCAACTTACAATATTAGAAGATCAATGAGAGCTGTTTTCAATAGTGCTGATATAAAAAGAGATTTTTGTAATAACCCTTGTGTAGTTATGACTATCAATTATCTTCAAAAACGTAGGGATCATTTATTAAAAATAACAAAAGAGAAACTATTTAAAAGACTTTTAGATGCTGATTCGTTGTTAGAAGCCGCACAAAAAGAATCAGAAGACGCTCCTTTGAATTTAAAAGCTGTTGAGATACGATTAAAAATAACAGATAAAATGTATGATTTGTTAGGTGCTATTGACAGAGGTAGTATATTAGCTAAAGAAGGTATAAATATCAATATACTCAAATTAGAAAACAATAAAGCCGAATCAAAGGAAGAAGACATAGAAACTGAAATAGAAAAGGAAGATAACCACGAGGATGATTTAGATGGATATTGATGTAAAGATAACTAATAAGCAACAAATAGCTCTTGATTACCTTTTAAATAGTAAAGAGGTTTCAACAGTTATATTTGGTGGTGCAGCAGGTGGTGGTAAAGCACAACCATTATGGTCAAAAGTATTAACACCGAAAGGTTGGGTAAACATAGGAGATGTGAAAGTAGGTGATGAAATTATAGCTCCTAATAATATTGTACGTAAAGTAAATGGGGTATTTCCACAGGGTAAAAAAGTTATTTATAAAATTACAATGGCAGATGACAGAAAAACTTATGCTTGTGGAGAACACTTATGGCTTTCTAAGACTATTAAAAATGGTAAAGAGAAAATTAGAACTACTTTTGAACTTATAGAACTTTTAAAATCAAATAAATCTATTTCTTTACCTTTGATTGATAAGATTGAGTATGGTGATAAACATGAAAACAAATTTAACCCTTATCTTATAGGTAGTTTGTTAGGTGATGGTGGTTTAACAAATACTGTTACTTTTACGACATCTGATGAAGATAGTATTTTAGAAATTCAATCAGAGTTACCTGAAGATTTTATTATAAGACCTATTGATGGCAAATACGCTTACAGAGTTTGTTCAAAACAAAGAACTTTTAATAAAAAAGGTTTTCCCACAAACGAGTTGAAAAACTATTTAGTAGAATTGGGTTTGTTTGGTAAGAAATCAGAACATAAATTTATACCGAAAGTATTTTTAGAAGCTGATTTTGATACTAAAATTTCTATCATTCAAGGACTGATGGACACAGATGGGACAGTAGATACAAGAGGGTATTTAAGTTTTTGTAATAAATCGAAACAATTAACTGAGGATTTACAATATCTAATAAGGAGTATTGGTGGTAAAGCTACGTTAAAAGAAATTAATAAAAGTTGGGTATATAAAGATAAAAAGAAAACGGGAACATATTATCAATTGTATATCAATACTAAATTTAACAAAGATTTATTCAGACTTAAAAGAAAGAAAGAAAGATGCCAAGGCGAGTATAATGGTGGAAGAGGTGAATTATCAAATAGAATAAAATCTATTGAAGAATATAGTTTTGAAGAAGCACAGTGTATATCAATTGATTCACCTGATCATTTATACATAACTGATGATTTTATAGTTACTCATAATTCTTTTTTAGGTTGTTTATGGTTAGTAATTTCAGCTTTAAAATATCCTAAAACAAGATGGTTATTAGGTAGAAGCGAATTGAGTATATTAAAGAAATCAACATTGGTTACTCTTTTAGATTTATTATCAAAACTATCTTTAAAAAGAGACGAACATTGGACTATGTTTGCTGATAGTCATATTGACTTTAAAAATGGTTCAAGGATTTTATTTATGGATTTAAAATATATGCCTTCTGATCCGAATTATGATAGTTTAGGTTCTTTAGAAATATCAGGAGCTTTTATTGAAGAAATACCACAGGTTACTGAAAGATGTTATGAGTTGGTAATCAGTAGGATAAGATACAAATTAGATGAGTATGGTTTAACACCTAAACTATTCGGAAGTTGTAATCCTAATGCAGGTTGGGGTTTTACACGATTTTATTTACCTTTTAAAAAGAATACTTTACCAAGTAATACTGTTTTTATTCCCGCTTTAACCTCAGATAATCCTTATGTTTCAAAACATTACATTGATTCTTTGAGTAAATTAAATGACAATGATAGAGAAAGATTATTATTAGGTAATTGGGAATTTGAAGATGATGCACCGAGACTTTTTAATAAAACATGGTTGGACAATGTAGGCACAGAGCCAAATGGATTAAATAAAACAAAATATATGACTGTTGATGTAGCACGATTTGGTGAAGATGATAGCATTCTTTGTGTTTGGGAAGATAATTGTGTAATTGATTTATTACAATTTAATAAATTAGATATACCGACAGTAGCTGACAAAGTATTGACAATCATGCAGAAGTATAATATATTAGCAAAACATATTTTAATTGATGAAGCAGGAGTAGGTGGTGGTGTATTAGATATATTGCATAGAAAAGGTTGTAAGGTTATAGGTTTTATAGGAGCTTCTTCACCATTAAGAAATAGTAATTTTGCTAATTTGAGACAGGAGTGTTACTTCACTTTAGTAGATAGTAATATTTCAATATCAGACAAAGTGCGTAAAATGACTTATGAAAAAGGTAAAAACAAATCTACTTTATGGGAGGCTATTTTTCAAGATTTATACTCTATTAAAAGGAAGATAACCGAAGATGATAAACCAAGACTTATCAGTAAATCAATTATAAAAACAGACATAGGAAGATCACCTGATTTAGCTGATGTTATTTCAATGAGAGAATACTTTAATTTAAAACCACGTTACGGATTAGGATAAATAAATAAATTATGACTAAAATAAAAAAAGATGGGTTATCAATAGGAGATTGGTTGCTTATACAAAATACTACTGAAGAATTAGATATTATCAGTATTGTCATGGGTGTTGAAAAGAAAGATTTACTTATTAAAAGTGTTGAAGATTATTTAGCTTGTAGGACTTACACAGATAATGTTTTAAAAAGTATCATGGGAACAAAACCTGATAACCATTTTGAAATAAATGGAGAACCTTATATTGTTTTAGAAACTTATAGAGACATGAATGTTTCTGATTGGCTTGATGTGGAGTCTTTAATAAAGACTGAGAAGGGGTTTAATTTAAGCTACAAGCTCTTTATTTTATTATCACGTAAGAATGTCAAAGGTTTTTATAAAGCCTCTGTAAGCGCAGAAGAATACGATTACAGAGAGAAAGAATGGTTGAATCTGCCTGTTGAATATTTATTACAAACTAATAGTTTTTTTTTGCAAAAATTGATAATATTAGAAAAGATTGGTCAGTCATATACCCTGTTACAAAACCTGTTAACAAATCAAAATCAACAAACGAACATAACAAACAATCTCCGTCAGGGTTTAAAAAACTATCAGACAAATATGGATTCTCGTGGATTTTATGGCAAGTTGCACAACAATCTATTAAAGAGTTTAACGAACTTAAATCTATGGCTATCGAGGAAGCATTTGTTCTTATTAGTATGTTTATCGAAGAGAAAAAGCTTATTGAAATCAATTCAAAACAACAAGAGTTGAAACAAATTAAATAAAATGGTAAATATGAATAAAAATAATAATCTGTCAAAGGATAAAAAGTAGCAGACTTTTTTTATGGTGATTTGGTTAGAGTACCTTATAATGAAGGTGATTTAGTAATGGAGAAAAAAATATAAAACTATATAAAAACATGAAAGGAATTTTAGACATACATAACTTAATAAAAGAGTTTTCCACAGAAAGTGGTTACTTTAATTATTTCCAAGTAGGAGATCAATTGCAAATACCTAATAGTGAAGAAAACGAATATCCTCTTTTATTTTTAGAAGAGCCTATAAATGTTTCTGTGTCAAAAAATGATACAACTTATAATTTTGCTTTAATAACTGCTTTTCCATGTTCAACAGACAATGATGATGAAATACCATTTTTAACGCAGCACACGCATTCTTTGTTATTACCAAAATTAAGAGATTTTTTAATTTCAAAAAAGTTTACGGTTTCAAATTTAACTGCTACTACAATAAGTAAATACGCAGAAGATAATATTTCAGGTTTAAGAATTGATTTATCTTTAAATTATGGATCAGCTAACAAATGCGTCATTGATGAAACAGCTTATGTTACAGCTTTAAATTCTATAATGGACAAAGCCTCTTTTGTGATTGATTCTGAAAATAGATTACCAATTGAAAGTGATTTCACAGTAGAAGAAAATAATAATTTTGTTTTTGATTATAGTTCTTTTGTTTTAGAAAGCTTGACGGGTTATATAAAAATATACTCAGAAGATGATATAAGCAATCCTGTCTTTTGTGGTCTTTTGTATAATGACACAAATGATTGGTTTAAAAGATATTATAAAAGCTTGATTCACAATCTTGAATCACAGGTCAGCTTCTCTATTAACCCTTTACCTTCTATTAAATATTATAAAGATATAACAGTTTAAATATGAGTACCTTATTGATAAATGGTTTACCTGCTGATCTACCTTTAGATTTCAGTCCAACTTTAAGTAAGAAGTTTTTTGATGTTAATCAACCTACTAATAAATTTAATACCATAAGTTTCGGATTAACTTTGCCTGATACTGCGAATAACAAAATCGTGTTTAAAAATATAATTCACCCTGACACAGTTCAGAAGTTTAATAAAAATGTTTATAATGCTATTTTATATTCTTCCAACAATGAAATTCTAAAAGGTCAATTCTTTCTTGATAGTATCAATAATGGTTATGAAGGCAATTTAGTAGGTAATGATTTATCAGATTTTTTTAATTTAATAAAAGGGAAGAATTTAAAAGATTTAGAAAGTGTTGAATCTGTTGGTAAACAATTAGGTATAATTGAAAACCTTAATTTAGGAGAAGGAGTAAGTAATGACATAGCTTTAAATATATTTAATCAATATGAAGCAAGGAGTAATCCTGCTGATAACGATTATAAAGGTTTTATATTTCCTTATATTATGAGGATTAATAAAAACTTTGAATCACCTGAGATGCCCATAAACGCTATATTGAAAGCGGTACATACATTTGATGAGTTATTACCCGCATTTTATATTAGAGATGTTTTAAAGCTTATAGCTCTTTATGCTGATTTCACGTTATTAATTAATGCTGAAATAGAAAACGATATAAAAGATTTAATGATGCCTTACACAGGGTCAAGACCTTTTGAATGGGGTTTGGGAACAGGGTCAAAATTAGGTCATGTTTATACAAAGACTAACATAATAGAACCTCCTTATGATTGGTCGAAGTCTGATGTATTACCAACATCACAAAATATGTCTAAAAAAGGAAGTTTTATAAATCAAGGTTATATTACTTATGATTGTGATTTTGAAGGTTATTTAAAAATAGATGTTCGTGCTGCTGTATATAACACCTCCTCTCCTGCTGTTCCTAATACATACTTATCAGGAACAGTTTTTAAAACAGATCAGGAAAGAACATTGGAAGAGGGTGGAGAATTATTAGAAATATTTAGTGGTAGTCAAATAACAACTATTTATTATGCTGTTAGTAAAGGTGATAGAGTCCATGTTAAAATAGATACACAGGCTGTACTTAGGTATTTTACAAATCTTGAAATTAGATATGTAAGGAAAAATGATTCAACAACATTAATAAATGAAGAAAGTTACATTGATTTCGGAAGTGATGTTCCTTATGCTTTCAATTTGCCCGAAATGTCTATGATAGAATTTCTAAATGGTGTCATTGGATTAGGATATTATTTAAAAATAAACAATAATTTAAAAACTTTGTATTTAGAGAAGTATGAGACTATTTTACAAAATCAGTATTTGAAAAGTGAAGATAACACTTATGATTTAAGAGCTTTGAAGTTGAACAGTTATAGTTTAAAACCTGCTTTAACAGATGATTTTATTGTCTCTTACGTTTTTGATGAGAAGGACGGTTCAAGAAGTGCCGAAGAAGTTTATTCAAAACCTGTTGCTATAACTTTACCTTTTGCTAAAACTTATTTTTCTGATTATTTAGTTTTACCTAATCTTAATATACCATTACCTTGTTTGATGACTTCTGAAGTAAAAGCACAGAGTAGAGTAAGTTATGTATGGGAGGATTATAGAATATACGAAGAATGGAGTTCTTCAACTGCTTTTCAAGTAGGAGATAAAGTGAAATACACTTTTCTTATTTACAATACTCCGACTTATCCTATCAATGTCAAATATTCTTTATATTATACTTGTTTAGTGAACAATACAAACCAAGACCCAACTATACAAAGTATTTATTGGGAAGAAGACCCCGCTCCTTACAATTATAATTCAGATATTTCTTATGATTTTAAACCGAGGATATTACGTTTTGTAGGAGGAATAGCAATAGGTGATGTGGTTTCTATTTTCGGATCAATAAATTTTAGATATGAACATATTAATTATGTCAATGGTGAGTTTTTCAGACCTTTTTCTGATTATATGACTGTTTTACCGAAATGCGAATTTGATGAAACAATTGAAAGTAAATACATAACTGATATAAATTATAAATCCTTAGAAGGTGTTTTGAATACTGATACCCACGAGGTTCAATGGTTAGGTTATATGACAGATCAAGAGTGGAATAGTTGGAATAAAGGCTTACCTGTTGTTAGTATTGATGGTGCTAAACATTTAATAACTGAGATTAGTCAGTGGAATGTGGATAATTTTAAAGCGAAGGGAAAAGCCATAAAGTTTGTAAACAATTTTAAAAAATGATTTATGAATGAGAAAGCCTTTTTAGATGATTTGAACAAGACTATTTACTTTTTAATAAAACAAAGATTAGAGAGTAAAGGATTGCCAAAAAACAGTAAAGCTGTTGGTAGTATAGTAGTAGATGCTTCTTTATACGATTTGTCAATACAGTATCCTGAATATTTAGGTTATTGGGATTCAGGTAGGAAGTCAGGAGGTAAGAAAGTACCTATTATGGCTTTAGTAGAATGGATAAAAGGAAAAAACTTAAATAAGGGTAAAAAGACAGATACGCAATTAGCTTTTGCTATTCAAACAGCTATATGGAAAAGAGGTTTAAAACCTAAAAACATTTTACCTTCTTTAATGAATGAAATAATTGATTTGTATTTAGAAAACATTGTTGAGTATAAATCAGAAGAAGTGCAAAAAACCATTAAAGAAATAAAAATTTAGCATACTATATAAATAAGAAAAAAAGCAACAATAAAAATTATGGATAAAATTCCAAGATATAAAGCTGTTATAGATACAGAAAACAGTGAAGAACAAGGTGTAAATTTTATCAGCCTTGTTGAAAGCCCTGCTACTGAAGAACAGTGGGTTGCTCTTTCAAAAGAAAAAGAGAAAGAAAAGGAAGTAAAATTGTCTTTAGATGTTGAAAAACAAATAGTTACAGGTGCAGTTTTAATACCTAAACAAGAGATTTATAGGATTACAGCAGGTGAAGAATGGTTATTGATTTATGATGAAGATTGTATAGAACAAATAGCTATTAATTTCTTTAAAAAATTAAAAGGTGTAAATAAAACAACTCTCGAACATAGTTCAGACAAATTCTCTAATGTTACAATTTATGAATCATGGATCAAAACAACTGAAAATGACAAATCAAACGATCTACTTAAAAAGAATTATCCAAAAGGAACATGGTTTGTAACTATGAAAATAGAAGATCAGGTTATTTGGAATAGTATAAAAGAAGGGAAATACAAAGGATTTAGCATAGAAGGTCTGTTTGACATACACCCTATAAATGATAAAATAGTAAAACAAAATAAAACTATTAAAAATCAATTAGGTTTGTCTGAAATTTTCAATGAAGTTAAAAAAATATCTACTATATAATAAAAAACAAGTAATGAAGAATAGAACAATTTTAAACCTCGTACTCAATTTGTTTAAACAGATTAAAACGACACTATCCATTGAAACCTTAAAAGAAGGAGGAAGTGTCGAAATCGGTGAAGATGGGGTACTTTATACTCTTAACGACGATGGTTCTCGTGGCGTGGTAGTTGCTGATGGAACTTATGAGTTAGAAAATGGTATGACACTTATTGTAAAAGATGGTGTAATAATCCAAGATCAAAAAGTAGAAGTAGAAGTAGAAACAGAGATGGAAACAGAACCAAGTGTTGAAACTGAGATTGAAATTATTTCTAATCCTTCAGAGGAACAGGTGATTGAAACAGACCCTTTAACAGAACCTACTAATGATTCTACTGATTACAAAAAACTTGCTGAAGACTTACAATCTTTTATCGAAAACGAACTCAAAACTTTAAGAGAAGATATGACTAAGTTAGAAGAAATGTTAAGCAAAGAAAGTCTTTCTATTAAAGAAGAAATAACCAAGCTTTCAAAACAACCAAAAACCAATCAAAAGATAAATAGACAAGTTGTTAGTAAAAAAGAGACTTTTTCAAATGAAGATAAAGCTCAAGTTCTTTTAAATAATCTTAAAAATCTAAATAAATAAAAATGACTTTTAATTCATTGTACAAAGGCGGATTCGATGCCTCTAAAATCTTTTCTGAAGCAATTGTTGGTAATCCTTCTATTGCTAAAGAACTTATACGTTTGATCGCAGGTGTTAAGCATTCAACAAACGTACCTGTTATGGGTGGTGGTATCCCTGCGCAAGCATATACTTGTGAACCTACTCCTTCTGCTACACTTAGCTACACTGAAAGGAATGTGACTCTTAGTAAAGTAACTTTCTATGACGAAATGTGTTTGGACAATCTTCGTGCTACTTATGCTAATCAATACATGAAAGCGGGTGCTTCTAACCTTGAAGCTCCTGAGTTTAATATGTGGCTTGAGACTTATGCTTCTGAGCAAATTGCAAAAGGATTAGATTCTCTTTTATGGAATGGTGCTACTGTTGCTACTAAGGCTTCTGTTGCTGCTTCAGGTTTGAGTGCAGGTCTTAAAGCTATTGTTGCAGGTTTCCCTACTACTGTTGTTGATTCTTTTATTGCTGATGCTATCCTTAGTGGTGTTGCAGGTGTTGATCCTATCTATGTAGATGGTGATACTCTTTCAAGCTCAAACATTGTTGTTGAAATTGGTAAAATGTTCTCTGCTATCTCTGATGAGGTTTTTAACTCAAATCAAGATGGTAAATTGAAAATATTTCTTCCTTACAACACAAAGAAATTCATAGCTGTTGCTAACAACCAAGCTACTAACTATACTAAACCTTTTGATTTGGTCAATGGTTCTTATTCTTACAATGGTGTTGCTATTGAATTTGTAGGACTTCCTTCTAATACAGGATTGGTTGGAGTTGCAGGAACTGATGGTAACTTAGTAGTCGCTACTGATTTAGCTTCTGATTGGTCAAGTGTCGAAATCAATAAAGTGAACAACTCAGGTGATAATATCTTTATTAAAGCCGTTGTTGGTTTAGCTACTGCTGCTATCGTTCAAGGACAAATCGTAGTTTACGGAGCGTAATTTAAAAGGGAGCTAACCCTCCCTTACTTTTATTTTTAATTTTATTTTTTAATTTTTAACAAACAAAATATATGGCTTGCGCTAATTTGACAGATATATTGAGATCATGTGATTCAACCAACATTGGTGGAATTTCAAAATGGTTCGCTGTTCCTAAAGAAGATGTTTTGACTTTTACAGTTGTAGATAACGTTGTAACCGTTTTAACTCTTAAAGCTACAAAGAAATTTTACACTATTCAGGTTGAACCAAGTTTGAGTTCAGCTACTTCTGAATTTGTAAAACCAAACAGATTTTACAGAGAAACTACTATAATGGTCATCATGGATGACGATTCAGAAGTTTTAGGTACTATTGACAACCTTAACAAAGGACAGTTTGTGATCATTGCTGTTTTAGAAAACGGACAAAGTAAGGTATTCGGATTGAGTGATTCAGTCGAGACTTTCGTTAATTCAAGAGGTATGGAGGCTGTTACTTCAGCTTATACTTCAGGTGTCGCTGATAGCGATTCAGCTACTCACACTATCACTTTGACAGGTAAGCGTTCAACCCTTACTCCTTTTCTTGATAATGCCGTAGTAATTGATACTATCGTTTAATTTATTTTTTTTCTTCTTTATCATCACAAAAGAGTTTCCTAAAAAGAGACTCTTTTTTTTATACTATATATTATTATGGAGTACACGATTTCTAATTCAAATTCTATAACAGGTTTTTCAAAGCTATATTACGCTTATTTTGATGAAACCGCTAATACTCTTTTAAAGATTAAAAGAGGTGAGAAAGGTGATATTATTGACATATTTACTAATATTGTTTGGAGACAATTTGACTTCACTTCTTTGGAGGTGAAAACAGCTACTACTTTTGGTTTATTATCAAAAGGGTTAAATGAGGGAGAAGTGCTTATAAAAAGAAATGTTTTAAATGTAGAAGAATTGATTGAATTGGATAAATTAAAATCTAAATTTTTTATTTGGTTATTAGTTTCAGAATCTAACTCCTATATTGTCTCTGTAAAAAGTAAAATACTTCCTTTCTATTCTTTAAAAACAGAAGAGAATTTAACTTTTGAATTAAAGATGAAAACAGATATTTCTTTAATCAGTGAGGATTATGTTAAAAGAATAAATATTGAAGAAGGTGAAAACAGTCCTCAAATAGATTATTGTAAATTAGGTTTGACAGATGTTTTAAAGTTAGCTATTACAAAATATAAACCACACACTCCTATTTATGATGATTCAGGATTTTTAAAGGATTTGTTTCCTTTTGATGGAATCAGTATTGAAAAAAATGATTGGATGGGTATTATCCCTTACGCAACAACTTATGATGTTAATATTAGTAAAGGTGGTGTGAGACAATCTTTAAATGTCAAAATGAGTAAAAGTTTATTCACGCAAGACATAGTTAATAATGTTTCACAAGAAAAATGGATAGTGGTTTTATATACTTCTTCAGATCAATTAATAATGCTACGAGAATGTACAATAGATCAGGTAAGCACAAATCAAAATGATGGAGATAACACTCTTTCTTTTAATTTTATACAAGAGGGTAATAAAATAGACTATTTGATAAGTTATTACCCTGAAGGAGCATTGCCTTATATATCTTCTGATCTTTATGATTGTTGTGAAGGTTTTTATGGTGTTAAAACTAATGATACTATTGTAACAATACAAGATATATGGAATTGTTTTCTTATTAACTTTTTCTAAATCTTTAAAAACTATATAAGGTTAAACAAATTAATATGGAACAAAAAGTATTTTCGATAAAAGTAAACGGTGTCAAAGAGTTTAAAAGCTTAAATGATATTGTGAAAACAACTGCTTCAAATCTAACAGACATGAAAGAGAAGCAATTAGCTTTAAATGAGGCTTTAAAAGATTCAAGTTTGTCTGTTGAAGAAGTTAAAAAAGTTAATAAAGAGCTTAATATTTTAGATAAAACTGTTACTGACTTAGGTAAGACCTCGGTAGAAACTAAAGATTCTTTTAAAGGTGTTAAACAAGCGTTTGACGGAGTATCAAAGTCTTCTGTTGGTCTTTTACAAACTTTTGCAGGCACTTCTTCTGAAGGTTCAAAACTATCCTCTACGATAGAAGGTATGGTAGCTGTTTATACGCAATTCGGTGGTACAGTAAAAACCTTAAAAGGTTCACTTGTTTCTACTTTTGAAAATAGTAGTTCTGCTGCACAAAAGTTTGGTAACATAACTAAAATAGCCATAGCTTCAACAGGGATAGGACTTCTATTAGTTGCTTTAGTAGGTTTAATAGCTTATTTCAAAACCTCACAGGAGGCAGCGGACAGGTTTGCAAAAGTATTTGGTGGATTAAATCAAGTATTTAATTTCTTTATTAAAAGTGTTGCGTTTATTGGTGAA